CTACCATTCATCACACCAGCAAAAGTTGTTGTTGTGTCGTCTACATTTAAGTTGTTATTTAGAGCAGGTGTGTAATCTAAAACACCAGCCATGTTTAACGCAGATGCAACATCAGCAGAACAGATAATCATATTACCTTTCCCACGTCTTGTTTGTTGACCGATTGCGTTCGCATCTCTTTCAACTGCAAACATTAGTCCTTTGAATTTCTCAACTGACCATCTACCGTTTGAGTCAGTATCTAAATCAAAGATACCAGCAGTAGTTGTGTTTGTAGATGCACCTTTAACAGCAGATACATAAACATTTCTTACAACTTCTCTATTAATCTCTGCAAGTATTTCAGCAGATAAGATGTTTGCAAGTTCTGTTTCAGCATCTAAACCATGAATTGCCTTAAGGTCTTGTGCAAGTTCCATTGTGTACTCAGCTTTCATTGCTCTTGTTACAGCAGTAACAGTATGTTTCTCAATACTGAATGCCATTTCTGCGAAAGCGTTTGTACCACTGTCACCTAATGCTTCACCTTGTAAAGCAGTCTGACCAGTTGCAGATGTGTAAGTACCAGCAGAAGGACTGTCGTTAAGAACGGCAGGGTTTGTTTCTGTTGCACCGATATCTCCACCACCGATTGTACCAGCTTTGTTTTGGTTAGATATATCTGGAATTGCTTCATCAGCAAGTGCTTCTGCACCGTCTTGTGATGCAAATCTTGCTCTCATTGCAAAGATTAATCCAGTTGGGCCTGTCATTGGTTGCACACCACAGATGTCGTATGCGATTAGATTTGGCATTGAACGTCTAACTAGGGATATTAAAATTGGATCCCAGCTATCCATAGATGCATTTCCACCGAATGAACTATTAGTTGGAGCAGTTTCAGTTAAGAAACTCCTGTCTTCTTTTAGAGATTTCTCTTGGTTCTCTAAAATGATTGTAGTAACAGCACGCTTGTAAGCATCTTCGATTTTTGGTAAATCTGGGTGCTCAAGGACTGGCTGCCACTTCTCTTGTAGATGTTCTGTTTGAAACATTAGTTTCTCCTTGTTATAATTCTACTTATTTATTTACTTTGCACTCTTAACACCTTTTCCAATAGCGGACATATATGCCCCCATTGAACCAGAAGTGTCTATGTCCTGTGCGTTGCCAGTTTCTACATCATCTGTTGTTTCAGTAACAACTGGTTTGTTCTTAGGGAAATAACTTTCCTTAAGTGTGTCAAGTTTACTTCTGAAAGAATCTTCGTCAGTAAAATCAACATCTTCAGTTAATGACTTAAACTTTTCAATTTCGACTTCAGTTAAATCACCAGTACACTGGGAGATAACCTGTTCCCTTACTAACTTAGCATTGTTATTCTTAAAGCCGATGTTCTTCTCTACTTCTTCGTTTAACTTTGCTTCTAGTTCAGAAATCTTTTGTGATTGTGCCTCTAGGACATCATATTTTTCGTCTGGCACGTCAATATAGTGGTCTTCAAAGAGTTGTTTCAATCCAGAAATGAAGTCTTCTGCAATTTCACCTTTTAGTCCACGTTCTATTGCAAGTTCATTTTCTTTAGTCCATTCTTCCAAGACATAATTGAGATAGTTATCCACTTTCTCAGTTAATTCTGTTTGAGTTTTGTTCATGTTTTCGTCAAGGTCATTTCTGTAGTCTTCTTCTAATCTCTCAACTTCTTCACGAACTTTTGATTTTACTGCAGCTTCAAATACTGTTGCAGCTTTTCTCTTAAATTCTTCTGAAAGGTCACCTTCGCCGTTCATTAAAGCATCAACGTGTTCTTTAACATTGATATCTCTTACTCTTCTTTCAACGCTTCAGACTTTTCTTTGTCTTCTTCGTCTTTGAAGTGTTTGTAAGCTACACCAACTGTTAATGGTACTTCGCCAGTTTTTGGATTTGGCTCAGGTTTAACAGCTTTATTCTTTTCGTTTTCTAATTTTGTTTTTAACATTGCGATTTGATCTTTCAAAGAAGCAATCTCTTTATCAGAGTTTTCTTGTGCTACTTTTTCTTTATCATCTGGCATATCTTTTTTAGGCTCTTCAACTGCTTCAAACTTACCTGTCTTTTTATAGACTTTGTTTCTAG